ATGCTCACATTAAATGAGATTTGCGCGGTGCTTGGCTGCTCGAAGCCTGCCGCCTCGCTGCTCAAGAATGGGAAATACGACAGGAACGGAGATTTGGTGAAGCGATACCAGGCCCTCATGGAGGCCATGGACAAGGGGCGCGAAACCCCGCTGGACCAAATCTGCATCGAATGCCCCCGACAGAACTGCGAAGGCTGCAGGGTGGCGGAACTCAGGGGATAACCCGCAACAGTCAAGGAGAATCACATGCTGCAGAGAACCGATACCGGACGCAGAACAGGGAACCAGGCTTTCACCGCCATGCCGAACGGACCGATCTCCGGCGAGGCGCACCGGCTTGGCGTGGAACTCAAGATTCTGGCGCAGAAGGCCGGAAGCGCCCACAAGGAGCTGGTGATCATGGGAAACAACATGCTGGCGCTTGCCGAGCGGATTGAAGGCTTGGAGGGCGCAACGCTGAAACACTTTGAAGGGAGCGAAAGATGAGCAAGCGGATCAAGCCGCAGAGCGAGATCATCACCACGGTCGAGCAGGCAAAGGTTGCAATGGCCGAACTGGCGGAGATCGAGCGCAGCCTCGCCGCCATCGAGGCGGACATGAACGAGAACATCGACATCGTGAAACGCAATGCGGACGCCGAAGCGGCTCCGCACCAGGAGCGCAAAAAGGCCCTGGCGACGGCGCTGAACGGATTCGCCGAGGTGAACAGGGGTGAACTGTTCACCAAGCGCAAGAGCCTGGAACTGCCTCATGGGGTGATCGGGTTCAGGCAATCCACGAGCATCGTGGCCAAGGCCAAGGTCAAGATGGCCCAGGTTCTTGAGAGGCTCAAGGACTTGGGTTGGAGCGAAGCCATCAAGACCTCGGAGACCGTGAACAAGGAAGCCATGCGCGAATGGGCGGACGGCAAGCTGGAAGCCGTCGGCATGGAGCGCAAGACCAAGGACCAGTTCTACATCGAAGTATCCGCCGAAGCCCTCAAGGGCGAAGCGTAACAACCACAAGGAGAAAAGGAATGTCTCTCACCAAAAGCGAAATCGTTCAGGCCGTAGCCGACAAGTCGGGACTGACCAAGACCCAGGCCACAGGGATCGTCGACACCGTGCTGCGCACCATGGTCGACGGGCTGCGCTCCGGCGAGTCCGTCAACCTCCGCCACTTCGGCACCTTCAAGCCGGTGACGCGCAAGGCCCGCGAGGGTCGCAACCCCCAGACCGGCGAGCCGGTCATGATTCCGGAGCGCCAGGCCGTGAAGTTCAAGCCGTCCAAGTCGCTGCTCATGGATGAACTGTAAGGCGAAACCGCCCTGCGGGGCGGTCGTCCCGGCCAATCGGCAACCGGGGCCTGATGAGCCAGCCGAAAGGAGAAAACCGATGGAAGAGAAGATTATGGATGCAATTGGCGTGGTGTTTACCGGGTCGGACAGCGACGGCGGCCTGTGGGCGCGTATCGACGCTGACGGGAATGTGGTTCCCGATCCCGGCCAGGCGTTTTTCGACACCCGTTCCGTCTGGGGCGGCATCAAGGATGTCGTGATCGACGGGCAGCACATGGTGCTTATTCCCGCGTTCTACATCAAGCGGACCCGGCTGACGGCCGGAGAGTATGCTGGCAAGCATGCCTGGCTGATCAGTGACAAGCCTCTGGACGGGTTTTCCATCCATCCGGCCTTCCGTCGTGATGGTGGCGACTTGCAGCAGGTGTTCGTCGGCAAGTACCAGGCCAGCATGGACGGCTCCAAGCTCTCTTCCGTTCCCGGAGTCAAGCCCGCTGTCAGCCGGAGCCTGACGCAGTTCCAGGCCGATGCCGCCGCGCGCAACGAGGGCGATGTTGAAGGCTTCATGCTCTGGAGCGCTTACCAGTGGTCCGCGATCCAGTGGCTCTACCTGGTGGAGAACGCCACCATGGACAGCCAGAGCAAGACCGGTCGCGGCCGCGTGGACGCCTGGGGCAAGGGTGCGGCGGAGGTTGACGCCGAGGATGTGGCGCAGGCCACCTATCGCGGAATCGTCGGCCTCTGGGGCAACGTCTGGCAGTGGATGGATGGACTGAAAACGATCTCCGGCGTGATCAACCTCTGGGACCGCGAAGGCAACCAGACCTGGGTGAATACCGGGCAAACCCCGCCGAACATGAATAACTACACGTATCCTGTGACGTTCATGGACGCCAGCGGAAGTGGCTACGACATGGACGACGTGTTTATCGGCAAGACCGGTCCCACCAGCAACTCCGGCGCGACGGCCCCGGACTATCAGTACTGGAACAATTCCGCCGAGTCCTTCCCGTTCGTGGGCGGCGGCTGGAGCTACGGCGCGGATGCGGGGCTGTGGAACGTCTACTGCAGCAACGCGGCGTCGGACTCGTACACGAGCCTCGGTGCGCGCCTGGCGAAGGAGTAATGTGTCTTGCCCCTTGGGTCATGCTGTGGCGGGCGAAAGCCCGCCTGTTGAAAGCGAAACCGCCCTGCGGGGCGGTCGTCCCGGCCAATCGGCAACCGGGGCCTGATGAGCCAGCCGAAAGGAGAAAACCGATGGAAGAGAAGATTATGGATGCAATTGGCGTGGTGTTTACCGGGTCGGACAGCGACGGCGGCCTGTGGGCGCGTATCGACGCTGACGGGAATGTGGTTCCCGATCCCGGCCAGGCGTTTTTCGACACCCGTTCCGTCTGGGGCGGCATCAAGGATGTCGTGATCGACGGGCAGCACATGGTGCTTATTCCCGCGTTCTACATCAAGCGGACCCGGCTGACGGCCGGAGAGTATGCTGGCAAGCATGCCTGGCTGATCAGTGACAAGCCTCTGGACGGGTTTTCCATCCATCCGGCCTTCCGTCGTGATGGTGGCGACTTGCAGCAGGTGTTCGTCGGCAAGTACCAGGCCAGCATGGACGGCTCCAAGCTCTCTTCCGTTCCCGGAGTCAAGCCCGCTGTCAGCCGGAGCCTGACGCAGTTCCAGGCCGATGCCGCCGCGCGCAACGAGGGCGATGTTGAAGGCTTCATGCTCTGGAGCGCTTACCAGTGGTCCGCGATCCAGTGGCTCTACCTGGTGGAGAACGCCACCATGGACAGCCAGAGCAAGACCGGTCGCGGCCGCGTGGACGCCTGGGGCAAGGGTGCGGCGGAGGTTGACGCCGAGGATGTGGCGCAGGCCACCTATCGAGGGATCGTCGGCCTCTGGGGCAACGTCTGGCAGTGGATCGACGGGCTCAAGACCGATGATGGCGAAATCTGCCTCTGGGACCGCAACGGCCGCAAGACATGGGTCGAGGCCGGCCAGATTTCCGACTCCATTGACGACGCTGTTTATCCGGTGACCTTCATGGACGAGAGGACGAACGAATATGACCTCGGCGACCTCTTTATCGTGGACTTCGGCGCTGATGAGCAGAGCGAGTCCACGGCTCCCGATTGGCAGTATTGGGACAGCTATCGCGGGTACTTCCCGATCGTGGGCGGCGGCTGGGGCGCCGGCGCGCATGCGGGGCTGTGGTACGTCTACTGCAACTACGCGGCGTCGACCTCGTACACGTCCCTCGGTGCGCGCCTGGCGAAGGAGTAATGTGTTTTGACCCTCGGGTCATGATGTGGCGGGCGAAAGCCCGCCTGTTGAAAGCGAAACCGCCCCGCGCGGGCGGTCGTTCCGGGGAGACGGCGACCGGGGCCTGATGAGCCAGCCGAATGAAAACGAAATGCCGCAAGGCGGCTTGGGAGAAACATGCAGATAACGCACCCGCAGACTTTGGTGGCCGCGATGCTCCCGTGGCAGGTGAGGACGTGGGTATGTCTGGTCGCGCTCCTGTTCGGGGCTGTGAAGAGTTCCGGGATGCCCTTGGCTCTCGCCCTTTGTGTGGACTGCATAGCTCTGCTGGTCATGATCCAGGCTGACGACAAGGTGACCCTCGCCGTGTTCGCGTTGACGATGATCGGCGCTTGCTCCTTGAGGCCGTAGCCTGGGCGCGGAGGAATCAATGACCCAGGACGAGAAGAAGCACGAACTGCGCAAGGCTCTTGCCGACTTTTTTACGAACCCGGCGGTACTTGCGATGTGGCGCGGCCACATCAAGCGCAAAGGTCTGAGCCCGGAAGACGCCGAAGAGGTTGTCGGATGGCTGAAACTCTGGGCGAATGGAGGTGGTAAATGAAAAAGAAGCCGATAACGCCGCGCAGGCGAACCCTGCTCCATATAGCACACAAGGCTGCGGACCAGCTTGGATGGGACGACGACATGCGCCGTTCCATTCAGGAAACGCATACCGGGCATAGTTCATGCCGGGATATGAGCGACGCACAGCTGGCCAGATGGTGTTGGAAGCTCAAGGACATGGGCGCGGACATCTACGTTCCTGATCCGGCTCCGCGCGGCGGGCAAGACCTGACGAAGCCGACCACTCGGCAGCTCGCCCAGATTGAACAGCTCGCTTTTGAGCGCGGATGGGAGGACGGGCTGAATGATGGACGTCTGCGTGGGTTCATCAAGCGCACGGCTGGCGTCGACGATGTCACCTTTGCCAGCAGGAAGCAGGCAACCGACATCATCTCCGGCCTACGGCGCTGGAAAAAGCAAGAGGAGTCCAAGTGATCGAACAGAAGCTGAACACGGAACACGCGCAGAAGCTGGAAGAGCTACTTCCCGCGAGCGTGAGGGAGCTGGCCGAGCATATCGGCCTGGACTTCGCCTTGCGCGTCGTGGAGAAGCTCGGCGGAACCACGCTGGACGTGCCGAAGGGAGACATTCCCGCTGGCATCGCCCGCATAGAGTGGCTCGGCGAGGTTCTTGGCGAGGATGTCGCCGCAGTTTTCGTGCGCCACTATGGCGGCAGTCGCGGGTTCTATATCCCGCGCTGCCAGGCGGCCGTCGCGGCCATGCAGGACTTGTCGATCCAGAAGCGCTTCGACGGCCTTTCTGAGCAAGGGCTGTCGGCCCGTACGATCGTGGCCATGCTGGCTGTAGAGTTCAGCCTGACCGACAAGACCATCTGGCGCGCCCTGACGAGGGTTCCCGGCGGCGAAAAGAAGGACGGCGGCAGGGCGCAGCAGATTGGCCAGCTGCCCTTGCCTCTGTGATGAAAGGAGTGTGAAGTGGACAAGGTTGTTGACTTTAATGACTACAAGAAAGGCGTCGCCACGACCTACACCGTGAAGCCAAGGGATCGCCGGTGCGATCATCCACGGCTGCTCGTAAACGACCAAGCCCATACCGTGAGGTGTGAAAAGTGCGGGGAGGAGGTCGACCCGTTTTGGGTTCTCCTCCAGTATGCCGACAGGCAGCGCAGAACGGAACTGCAGGCCAAGCGCTATGAGGCAGCCTTGTCCGAGTTCCAGAAGATCAAAAGCGAGTGGAGCCTGACGCAGCGCGAGCGCAGGCGCATCGAAAAGGTCATGAGCGAAACGACCTTGTGATCTGGGGATAGCTTTTCCGAGAAAAGTTCTGTATCAAAAAGCCAAGGCCAAAGCCTTATATCAGCGGGAGCCGCAAGCATAGTCTTGTGGCTCCCGCTGAATGCTTTCCACGCTCACCCCGCCGCACATTGCCGTATCGTGCGGGCATGAAAAAGAATTACAATCCCCCCCCTCAAATTTTCGATGCCGCGTTCCTCCTGGTTGTGGCTGCCGAGGGTGGCGAGAAGGTCACGGACGACCCTCGCGACCCCGGCGGCCTGACCAAGTGGGGCATTTGCCAGCGCTCGTATCCCGATCTCGACATCCGCGCCCTGACCGAATCTGACGCGCGCGAGATTTACAGGCGGGATTATTGGGACGCTTGCAAGTGCGACGAGCTTCCCTGGCCCCTTTCCCTCTACGTCTTTGACGCCGCCATAAACCAGGGCGTATCCGCTGCCGCGCGGATGCTCCAGGAGGCGGTTGGCGCGACTGTGGACGGCAAGATCGGGCCGAAGACTCTCGCCGCCGCAAAGTCCCACCCGGAATGGCGCGCGGTCAGGTTCATGGCTCTGCGCGCGATCCGCTACAGCCAGACGAAAAACTTCGACCGCTTCGGCATGGGCTGGCTGACGCGGATATTCGCCCTCGCCCAGGAGGTATGATGCTCCCCTTTGTTGGAGACCTGATCTCTGCCGGGGTCGACCTCATCAAGGGGTACTTCCCTCCGGATATGACTCCCGAGCAGAAGGCCGAAGCCGAGGCCAAGCTCGCACTGCTGCAGCAGCAGGCCGTGGCGCAGGCTATGTCCTTCCAGGCCGACATGGAAAACCAGCTCACCGAGCGGTTGAAGGCGGACATGAGCAGCGACAGCTGGCTGTCCAAGAACGTGCGACCTCTCGTCCTGATCTATCTGCTGGCGGCCTGGACCATCTTTGCAGGCTTCTCGCTGTATCAGCACGACGTCTCCCCGGCCTACGTGGACATGCTCAAGCAGATGCTCATGGCGGCCTTCGGGTTCTACTTTGTCTCTCGCGGGGCGGAAAAGATCACGGCCATTCTCAAGGGCGGCGGGGGCAAGAAATGACCGAGAGACAATTGCTGTTCGCGGCAGGACTTATGGTCGCCTGGAGCGGCTTTCTCGTGGGCATACTGCGGGCGCTCGTCTCCAAGATGATCAGCGATATGGAAAATCGCCAGGCCGAACAGGCGAAGGAGCTGGCACAGATCAGACGCGAGCAGCAGTGTTGCCGATCCGAGCTGGCCATCAACTTCCAGCGCAGGGAAGACTCCATCCGCGAATACACGGCCCTGAACGTGAAGCTAGACCGGCTCTACGAGCTGATGGCCCGGAGGAACAATGAATGAGTTTGTAGACATCGCCAGGGCGGAACGGGAGACCCTCCGCTGGGTGCTTCTCTACGCGCTGTGGCATGCGCGCCCCTATGGCACCACGGAAATGGTGCTTATGAGGACCGCCCAGGACGTCCCGCTGGCGGTGACTCCCGACCTGGTCCGGCAGGAGCTTGCAAGTCTGGAAAAGCGCAAGCTGCTGACGATCACCAAGGGGCCTGTCTGGAAAGCCGAGCTGACCGCCGACGGTGAGGACGTGGTGGACCACCGCGCGCCGTGTCCCGCAGGCGTCGCAAGACCCCCCAAGTGGTAAGCGGCATGGCAAGGAAATCCACAGTCCAGCAGCTTTCACCGGAGATACGGTCCTATCTGGAGCGGCGGATCGTCGAGGGCAGATTGACGCTCGACGAGCTGATCGCAGACCTGCAGGGCAAGTTTCCCGACGAGGCCGCTCCCTCCCGCTCCGCCGTGCATCGTTACGGAAAGAAGCTGGAGCGAAAGCTCTCGGCCATCAAGGCGAGTACGGAAGCCGCGAAGCTCATTGCGGAGAGCGCGCCGGATCAGGCGGACCTCAGGTCCGCAGCTGTTATCAGCCTGGTCCAGTCAGAGCTGTTCGATGCGATGGTGTCGCTGCAGGAGGCCGAGGAAGAGTCCGACGCCGGAGCGCGTGTCAAGCTGCTCTCTCAGGCCGCCAAGGCTATCGCGGAGGTTTCCAGAGCGTCCGTGGTTCAAAAGCGCTGGCAGGACGAGGTGGCCGAGAAGCTGGCCAAGATCGAAGAGGCCATGCAGGACGATGCCCGTTACGACGCATACACATTCAATCGCATTAAGGAAGAGCTGTATGGCAGCTAATGTAAAGCCCATTATGAAATATCCCGGCGGAAAAGGTGGCTGGCAAAAGACATTGCCGCCATGCTTCCGCCGCATCGTTGTTATGTGGAGGTCTTTGGTGGCATGGGGGCCGTGCTCCTGGCGAAAGAGCCCTCTCCTGTCGAGGTGTACAACGACGTCGACGAGGGGCTGGTGACGGTCTTCCGCGTCGCACGGCATCATCCCGACGAGCTTTCCAAGGAGCTTCGGTACTGCCTCTTTTCCCGTTCCGAGCGCCTGCACTGGCTGGAGTCTCCGGGCGAGACGGACATTCAGCGCGCCGCGCGGTGGATCGCTGCACGGTGGACCGGCTTTGCCGGGCTGGCCGGTCGTGGCTTCCATGTGTCCAGGTCGTGCGCTGCCGCATCGCGGGACACGCTGATCAAGAACATCATGGCCGTATCCGATCGCCTGGCTCGGGTGTCGATAGAATGCCTCGACTGGCGGCGGCTGATCGACCTTTATGACCACGCCCCTTCGGGGGGGGGGGGGGGGGGGTAGTCTTTTTCCTGGACCCTCCCTACGCGGACGGCGACCAGAAGCTGTACGCGAGCGGCGGCATAGACCATGCCGAGCTTCGGGAGCGCCTGCGTACTGTTAAGGGTAGCTGGATTTTGACCTACGGGGACCATCCGCTGATCAGGGAGCTGTATGCGGATTGCGAGATCGTGGAGCGAGAGCGCTGGAGGGGTATAAACAATGCAGCCCGCAAGCGCTACGTTGAACTTTTAATCAGGCCGAAAGAATGAGCGAATCAGTCCTTTATCCGTACCAGCGCAGATACCTGAACGACACCTCCAGGTTTAAGTCGGGCATGTGGAGCCGTCAGACCGGCAAGACATTCACGACCACCCTGGAGGCCGTTCTGGACTGCCTTGACGCGGAGACGCAGGGCAAGTCTCGCCGATGGACCATTCTGTCCGTCAGCCAGGCCCGCGCCCTGGACGCCATGGACAACGGCGTGAAGCTCCACCTGCGCGCGTTCAAGGCCGGTTTCGAAGCGTTGGCCGTCCCCTTCGCCGCGAACGAGCTGGCCTTCGAGGTTAGGCTTCCCAAGGGGAGCCGCATACGGTGCGTGGCCGCGAACCCCGACACCGCGCGAGGTATGACGGAAAACCTCATTCTTGACGAGTTTGCCCACCATAAGGACAACCGGGCGATATGGAGGGCCCTCTTCCCCGTCATATCCCGCCCCGACCTCAAGCTGCGCGTCATATCCACGCCCGGCGGAGTCGGAGACAAATTTCACGAGATCATGACCGATCCCGAGTCGGTCTTCTCCCGGCACATTGTGACCATCTACGACGCCGTCGCCGACGGGCTCCCGCGAGACGTCGAAGAGCTGCGACGGGGCATGTCCGACCCGGAAGCCTGGGCGCAGGAGTTCGAGTGCCAGTTCGTCGACGCGGCCTCGGCCTGGCTCCCTTATGAGCTGGTCGGCAGCTGCGAGGACGAGGCCGCGGGGATTCCCGCAAAGTACTCCGGCGGCCATTGCTTTGTGGGGATGGACTTTGCGGCTCGCGGCGACCTGACCGTCATCGCCGTGCTGGAGATGGTCGGAGATGTCCTTTGGCTGCGGGAGCTGGTCGAAATGCGCCGGACGTCCTTTGCCGAGCAGCTGTCCGCCCTGGACAGGATCATGAAGGAATACCGGGTCTCCCGCGCCGCGCTCGACCAGACGGGTCTCGGCGAGATGCCCGTCGAAGAGGCAAAGCGTCGCCATGGCCAGTACCGTGTCGAAGGCGTCCTGTTCTCCGCAGTGCGCAAGCTCGACATGGCCACCGCGCTCAAGGAGCGCATGGAGGATCGCTCGCTGCGGATTCCGCCCCGGCCCGAGTTGCGGTCGGACCTGCATTCCGTCAAGCGCGAAGCCAGCCCGACCGGAGCGCCGAGACTGATCGCCGAGCGGACCACGGAAAGCGGCAGAAGCCACGCGGACAGATTCTGGGCCTTGGCTCTGGCCGTCTCGGCGGCCGTGGAGCCGTCACCTGTATATGCCTATGAAACGGTCAGCCGGAGAACCTGGCGCGGAAGCGAGGATAATGAACGATGGTAGTAGATAAGAAGACACTGAAGTCCGAGGTGGCCTCGGCCGGGTTGACCGGCATACGGCAGGCGTGGACCTTGCGGCCCATGGCCTCGCTCACCCCGGCGCACGTGGTTGACATTTTGCGCAGGGCGAGCCTTGGCGACGCCAAGGAGTATCTGCTGGCCGCCGCAGACATTGAAGAGAAAGACCTGCACTACCGTTCGGTGTTGCAGACCCGCAAGCTGGCCGCCGCAGGGTTGCCGCTGTCCGTTTCTCCAGCCGACGAGACGCCCGCCGCCGAGAAGGCTGCGGAGCTTGTCCAAGACGCGCTGGAGAGGCTGGACATCCCCGCCCTGCTGGTGGGACTGCTTGACGCGCTGTCCAAGGGGTATGCCGTTGCGGAGATTCTCTGGTCCACCCAGGGCGGCCGGTGGTTGCCCCAGGACGCGCTGATCCGCGAGCCGCACTGGTTCCAGTTCGACCGGGAGACCGGCCGCCATCTGCGTCTGTACGACGGGTCGCCGGATGGCCAGGAGCTGCCGGAGTACAAGTTTATCTGCCATGCTCCGAGGATTCTGGCGGGCATTCCGATCATGGGCGGCCTCGCCCGTTCGGCGCTGTGGGCGTGGGTGTTCAAGAGTTATGCCCTGCGCGATTGGGCGGCATTCGCCGAGCTGTACGGCCAGCCGCTGCGCCTGGGCAAATACGACGCCTCGGCCACCCAGCAGGATATTGACGTGCTTCGCCGGGCGGTGATGGATGTCGGCTCCGATGCCGCCGCCGTTATTCCCGACAGCCTCAAGATCGAATTTCAGGAGTCGACGGCCAAGACGGCCAGCGCGGACCTGTACCAGCGCCTGATCGAATATCTGGACCGCCAGGTGAGCAAGGCCGTTTTGGGACAGACGCTGACGACAGACCAGGGTTCCAGCGGCAGCCTTGCCCAGGCCACGGTCCACAACGAGGTTCGCAGTGACCTCTTGCGCGCCGACGCACGTTCTTTGTCTGCGACGCTCCGCCGGGGTCTTATCGGCCCCATCGTGCGCTTGAACCTTGGAGATGCGCCCCTTCCTCACGTGGAACTGTTCGTTGAAGAGCCCGAGGACATGGTGGCGCTTGCGGACCAGCTGTCCAAGATTGTCCCCCTCGGTGCCAAGGTGCCGGAGCGCTGGGTGCGTGAGAAGTGGGGCATCCCCGAAGCGGAAGGCGACGAGCCTCTTTTGGGTGCTGTATCCGCGCCGGAAAATCTCAAACAAACAGAGCAAGACAAAGACAAGCACTCCCGCAAGGCTACCGCCGCACACGCCCAGGAGGCTTCCGGAGAGGATGTGACCCCCATATCCCCCCAGGCCGAAAGGATGGCTGCGGATGCCGAGCCAGGGTGGGCGACCATTCTGGAGCACATCGGCAAGCTGGTCGAGGACGCTCCGGACCTTCCGACGCTTCGGGAGTCGCTGCTCGCAAGCTACGCCGATCTGCCCGATGGAGATCTGGCCGAAGTGATGGCCATGGGATTCGCCGCCGCCGAGCTGGCGGGGCGCTACGACGTGGAGAGGGAGTCTGATGTCTGATCCGGCCGCAGCTGACCCGAAGGTGGCGGGCGTACTCAAGCGCCCGTTTCCGGAGCAGGTCGCCTTTTTCCGGGCCAAGCTCGGCAAAATGATGCCGTCCGCCAAGTGGGACGACGTCTGGAAGGGGCGGCACGATCAGGGGTTCATGGTGGCCGGGGCCGCAAAGGCGGACCTGCTGTCCGACCTGGCCGCAGCGGTCGACAGGGTTATTGCCGAGGGCGGAAGTATTCAGTCCTTCCGCAAGGACTTTGCCCGAATCGTCGAGCGCAACGGCTGGGACTACCGGGGCGAGTTCAACTGGCGCACCAGGGTTATCTACACGACCAATCTTTCCACGAGCTACGCCGCCGGTCGCCTTGCGCAGCTGCGCGAGGGCGGCTTTGAGTGGTGGGTGTACAAGCACTCCGACAGCTCCCTTCATCCCCGTCCGCTGCATGTGTCCTGGAACGGTCTCACGCTGCGGGCTGACGATCCTTGGTGGAAGGCGCACTACCCTCCAAACGGGTGGGGCTGCCGATGCCGGGTTGTCGGCGTCAGGCGTCCCGAGGATGCCGACAGGTACGGCGGCAAGGTGCGCACGGCTCCGGATAATGGAATCGACCCCAAGACGGGAGAGCCGAGCGGCATCGACCGTGGATGGGGCTACATGCCCGGCGACACGGTTTCAGACGCCGTCCGGACGATGGCGGCCAAAACGCAGCAGTGGGATTATTCCCTGGCCAAGTCGTACATGCAGGGAGTTCCGGAGTCTGTCCGCGACAGGCTGGCCACGGCATATCGCAGCCTGCCTTCCGTGGCGGATGATGTTCGGCGTTATGCTCAGGCCGCGTTGGACGGCAGGGACGTCCCCCCGTATCGGACCATGGGCCTGCTCACAAGTGCAGACGCGAAGACGGTGGGAGGACTGACCGGCGCAAGGGTCGATCTGTTCGACTATGCGATCGACCAGTATGCACCCAGGCACATACTCACCGGGCATGGCGACGCCAAGTCAGAACTCGCCAGAGGCCAGCGGGAAGTAAGGGTCGAAGACTATGCCTTGCTGCCTGAAATGCTGAACAAGCCGGACCTGGTCGAGGACGGTGGCGTGAACAAGGTTGGCCGCAAGGTCGTGCGGATATCGAAAGAGATGGACGGCGAGACGCTCACGGCCGCTTTTGAGGTTCGGAAAAAGAGAAGGTCGCTGGCTCTGCAGAGCATGTGGATAAAAGCAGGTGCGCCCCCGCGCTAACGTCCAGGACGTTTCCGGGTATGAGCCGGACGCCGCGATGCACGCACCTTTCAATAGAGTATAGCCATGATCAACATCGAAATCAACGACAGAGAGGTTCTGGACGCCCTGGAGGGGCTTGTCCGTCGCCTCGGCAATATGTCTCCCGCCATGCAGGATATCGGGGAGCTGCTCGCCGAGAGCGCGATCCAGAGGTTCTCCGACGGCGTCGGCCCTGACGGCGAGGCGTGGAAGGAGAACTCTCCGGCGACCATCCTTGCCTATGTCGACAAGTACAAGGGCTCCCGCAGCAAGCGCGGCGGGCTGACCAAGAAAGGCCAGACCCGCGCGGGATCAAAGAAGCCGCTCATCGGCGAAACCAAATCCCTGTCCACGATGATACATTACAGCGCGGGTCGCGACAGGGTTGAAATCGGCAGCCCACAGGTTTATGCTGCCGTGCAGCAGTTCGGCGCGAAGCGTGGGCAATTTGGCGCGGCCCCCTGGGGCGACATCCCGGCCCGTCCTTTCCTTGGCGTTTCGGACAGCGACAAGGGCTCCATCCTGGCCATCGTATCGGGATATATGCTGCCATGATGACGAGAGGGGTTGCGCAAAATCCGAAAACTCGCCAGAATGCCCCCAGAACGATTTTTAACCATCGTCCCTAGCGTGGACACCTGTCCACCCCCTTCACCCCCCTAGTAAACGCCGGTAAACGGGTTAAACGGGGCGACCAGACAAAGACACCAATCAGGCGCGGAAGAGAGCGGCTATATGCTGACCCTCTTCCGCGCCTCTTTATTTTCTGATGTGGCCATCATGGCCGCATGAAGACCCTCACCGATCGTTTCAGCATCCGCCTTCCTTCCTCGGACACCCCGCCGGAATGGGTTCATCTCGTTCCGGCGGGGAACTTCTCGGGGCGCGACGGGCGCGGGCCGTATGAGCTTGACGCCGACGCCGTGCTGTCTGCCTTTGCCGGGTGGGGAATCGACCTGGTGGTCGACTACGATCACCAGACCCTTACCGCCGAGAAGAAGGCCGGACCAGTCCCCGCAGCCGGATGGATCAAGAAGCTGGAGCTTCGAGAGGACGGCGTGTGGGGGCAGGCAACGTGGACCGAGACGGCAGCAAAAGCGCTCGCCGCCAAGGAGTACAGGTACCTGTCGCCGGTATTCGCATACGACCCGGACACCGGAAGGGTCGTGTCTCTCTCCGGGGCTGGCCTGACGAACACCCCCAACCTTTACCTGCATGCCGCAGCCTCTCAAGGAGACCCCATGAGCAAGGAACTGCAGGAGCGAGTCGCCCACAAGCTGGGACTCGCCCCCACCGCCTCGGCCGAGGAAATCCTGGCCGAGCTTGACAAGAAGAAAGACCTGCTGACCGCAGCCCAGGCCGCACAGGGCGCGGCCCCCGACCCGACCAAGTACGTGCCTCTCGACCAGCATGAAGCGGTGTCCCGAAAGCTGGCCGAACTGGAGGGCGAGGTCAAAACCAAGGCCGCGACGGACGCCGTGTCCGCAGCGATGTCCGCTGGCAAGATCGCCCCTGCCATGGAGGGCTGGGCCAAGGATTACGCGATGGCCGACCTCGAAGGCTTCGCCAAGTACGTGGAGGCGGCTCCTGTCATCGCTTCCTCCCATTCCATGAAGCGCCCGGACGGCGACGGCCATTCCGAGCTGTCCGAGGACGATCGCACGGCGGCCCGCCTGCTGGGCATGTCGGAAGAAGCGTTTTCCCAGGCCAAGAAGGATGTCCAGCATGGCTAACCGCCTCGCGGAAGTGAAGGCGCACGCGCTGCGGCAGAAGGATGTGCGCGCGGCCGTGTTGGCTGCGCTGTATGTGTCTCGCACCGTCAAGACACCGCCTCTCGACGGCCTTTCCGTCAAGCACGTCGCAGACGACAGCGGCTACTCCGAAGTGGAAGTGCGCTTTGCTTGCGAGGTGCTTGTCGAGACGGGAATGGCGTTGCCGACCGGCAGCTACTACCGCATTACCCCGCGCGGCTGCGTTGAAATCGAATCCATCACCGAAAAGGAGTAAGTGAACATGGCTATCGTTACCCCCGCCCTTATCACCTCGCTGCGCACCGGGTTCTCCGACGCGTTCCGCAAGGCGCTGGGCGACACCCCCACCGACTATCAGAAGGTCGCGACCGTCGTTCCCTCCGGGTCCGCCGGAAACACGTACGGCTGGCTCGGGCAGTTCCCCAAGCTGCGCGAGTGGATCGGCGACCGCGTCATCAAGGATATGGCCGCCCAGGCGTACCAGGTCCAGAACAAGCTGTACGAATCCACGGTCGGCGTGAAGCGTACCGACATCGAGGACGACAACGTCGGTATCTACACCCCGCTGTTCTCCGAGATGGGCCGGGCCGCCATGTCCCACGCGGACGAGCTGGTCTTTGCCCTGCTCAAGGCCGGAGCTTCGACCCTGTGCTACGACGGGCAGAACTTCTTCGACACCGACCACCCCATCTACCCCGAGGTTGACGGGACCGGGTCCGCTGAAACCGTGTCCAATATGGACGTCCCCGGAGCTGATCCCGGCGCGCCCTGGTACCTGCTCGACACCGGCCGCGCCCTCAAGCCGCTGATCTTCCAGGAGCGCACCAAGCCGGAACTCGACAGCATGACCGCGACCAACGACGAGGGCGTGTTCGTCCGCGACGAGTACCGCTACGGCATTCGCTACCGCTGCAACGCGGGCTTCGGTTTCTGGCAGATGGCCTACATGAGCCGCCAGACTCTGAACGCCACCAACTTCAACTCCGCCATGACCGCCATGATGAGCACCAAGGCCGACGGCGGCCGCCCGCTGGGCATCAAGCCCTCCGTGCTGGTTGTTCCCCCGTCCCTGCGCGCTGCGGCCATCGAGATCGTCAAGAACGAGCGCCTGGCCAACGGCGCGTCCAACCCCAACTTCGGCGTGGTCGACATGATCGTCTCGCCGTGGGTGGCCTAAGGAGGTTCTCTGATGGCTGAGAAAGAAAAGACTCAGAAGAGGGACGAAAAGCAGGAGTCCGGCCTGGTCAAGCTCGTGGTGCGAACCAAGAGTCTCTCGCGCCGGTTCCGTGCTGGCCTCGGGCCGTTCCATCCGGAGCCCGAAGAGGTCGAAGCTACCCCCGACCAGGAAGCGGCTCTTCGCGCTGATCCCGAACTCGTGGTGAACGTGGCATGAGCTACGCCACGCTGCAGGAGTTAGTCGATCGCTACGGCGAGGAGCGACTGGTGCAGTTGACCGACAGGAGCATGGCCGAGGCCATAGACCAGGCCGTGCTCCTGCGCGCCATTGCCGACGCCGACGCCGAGATCGACGGGTATCTGGCCGCGCGCTACCGCCTCCCTCTGGCGAGTGTTCCTCCTGTGCTGACGCGGATCGCCCCGGACATTGTCTTCTATCGCCTCCATAGCGATGAAGCTCCGGAAGAGGTTCGCACCCGCTATGAGGACGCCCGCCGCCTGCTGGAGGGCATCAGCCGTGGCTCTGTCGGCCTCGGCGTTCCGGAGACCGAGGATCAGCCTCGCCCGTCGCTGGCCTCTGCCAGTTCCGGGAATCCGCGCATCATGGATCGCTCGGGTACGGAGGGGCTCTAATGGTTTCTCTTGAGCCCGCGCTTGTCGCCCGTATCGCCGAGAACATGCCCAAGGGCGTGAAAGTCTTCTCCGCCGCCGACCTTGCCGGTGTGCGCGAGGCCGCACAGCACACCCCGGCGGTGCATGTGATCTATGACGGATATCGTGTGGTTCAGGCCGACGGGGCTGCAGCCGAGATTGAAACGTCCTGGCTGACCGTTCTGGCGGTGAGAAACGCGAGAGCACAGAAGACGGGGAGCGCGGCAAGAGAAGATGCTGCGAAGCTCATTTCCAGCCTGTACGGCTCTTTGGCCGGGTGGCTACCCTCTGGGTGCGTACGCGAGCTTGAGCTGGCCAATGCCCCGCGTCCCGGCTTCGACGCCGGGTTCCTGTATCTGCCGTTGGCGTGGAATGCGCGCCAGGTGTTGGTGGGCTGCGTGGCCGGAGAAGAGGTCGAAGTTCCCTTGCAAACAGTAACATTCAAAGGAGACGTCGAATGAAAACCTATATCTATTCCGGGCCTCCCTCCGGCGTGACCATCGAAGGCCGCGAGGTGATGCTCTGGCCTGGCCGCCCTGTGGAGCTGCCGGAAAAGTCCGGCTACGTGTCGGCGCTCGTGGCCCAGGGACGGCTGACACCCGCACCGGCCGCTGCGCCTCAGAAAAAGCGGAGCAAAGGAGAGTAAATCATGGCAGCCAACTACTTGCATGGTGTTGAAACCATCGAAATCGACAAGGGGCCTCGCCCGGTCCGCACGGTCAAGTCGGCCGTTGTCGGGCTGATCGGAACGGCTCCGGCCGGGCCTGTGAACGCGCCCACCATTGTCCTGTCCGACCGCGACGCCGCGCAGTTCGGGGCGGCGCATCCCGACTACACCATCCCGCAGGCCCTTGACGCGATTTTTGACCAGGGCGCGGGTACGGTCATCGTCATCAACGTGCTGGACCCCTCGGTCCACAAGGCCGAAGTGACCGACGAGGCGCTTGTGCTGTCCGGGGATGTGGGAACCGCCGCGCACCCGGCATGGAACGGCGCGCCGACGGTCAAGTCGTCGGACGGCGCAACCACCCACGTGGCCGGGACGGACTACACCTACGACGCCGACGCGGGAACCATCACCCGTATCGACGGGGCCGGTATCTCCTCCGGGGCGAGCCTGCTCGTGAGCTACGAGTACAAAGACCCCACCGCCGTTCTGCCTTCCGACCTGATCGGGACCGTGACCGTGGGCGGTGCTCGCACCGGCATGAAGGCCCTGGACGACACCTACAACCTGTTCGGCTTCTTCGCCAAGATTCTGATCGCCCCGGTGTACTGCACCCAGAACAGCGTGGCCGTGGAAATGATCAGTATGGCGCACAAGCTGCGCGCGGTTACGCTGATCGACGCGCCTATCGGGCTGACCCCGCAGCAGGCGATCACCGGACGCGGCCCCATGGGCGAGATCAACTTCAACACCTCCAGCGAGCGGGCCGTACTCTGTTACCCCCATCTGAAAGTGTATGATACCGCCACCGATTCGGAACGCCTGGAGCCCATGAGTCAGCGCCTTGCTGGCGTGATCTGCCGCAAGGACGTCGAGAACGGATACTGGTGGAGCCCTTCCAATACGGAGTTCATGGGTATCACCGGGGCCGAGCGCAGCATTTCCGCGCGCATCAACGATCCGCAGACGGAAGCCAACCTGCTGAACGAAAACGGCATCGTGACCGTGTTCAACAGCTTCGGTACCGGCCTTCGAGCCTGGGGCAACCGTTCCGCCGCGTGGCCGTCCGTCTCGCACCCGAAGAACTTCATCAACGTGCGCCGCACTGCGGACATTCTCCACGAGTCCGTCGAGTACGCCATGCTGCAGTTCATCGACTTCCCCATCAACAACGCCCTGATCGACGACATTCGCGGAACCGTGAACTCGTTCATCCGGACGCTGATCGGTCGCGGCGCGCTGGTCGACGGCTCCTGCACCTATGATCCGGCCAAGAACCCGCCGACCGAAACGGGCAACGGGCATCTGACCTTCGACATCACGTTCATGCCGCCGACTCCGGCCGAGCGGATCACCTTCGAGAGCGTGATCGACATCAACCTGCTCAAGACCCTTGGGCAGTAACAGGAGGCGTATATGGGCAAGATTGCCATCAACCGCATCACTAACGCGAACGTCTACATTGACGGCGCGAGCCTGCTTGGCCGGGCCGAAGAGGTGGAGCTGCCGCAGATCAAGGCCAAGATGTCCGAGCACAAGGCTCTGGGCATGGTGGGCAGCATTGAAGCGTTCGCCGGTTTCGAGAAGCTGGAGGGCAAGGTCAAATGGGCCTCCCTGTATCCGGAAGTGCTCAAGAAGGCCGCCAACCCCTTCAAGACCGTGCAGCTGCAGCTCAGAGGCAGCCTGTACACCCAGACGGCGCAGGGCCGTACTGACGAGGTTCCGGTCGTCGCACTGTTGACCGTGGCCTTCAAAACCTTCCCCGGCGGCAACTGGAAGCAGCACGAGAACGTCGAAATGGAAACGGAGTTCGTCGCCTATTACATGAAGATTACCGCCGGAGGCGAGGATATCGTCGAGGTCGACGTGCTGGAAAACATCTACAAGGCCGGGGGTGAAGATCTTCTGGCTGAATACAACGAGAACATCGGAGGCTAGTCTTGTCCAAATTAAATGAGATTCCCCTGGCGGAACATCTGACCTTGCCCGACGGCACCGTCGTGAAGAAAATCGTCCTGCGCTCCCCCAAGGTGCGCGATCTCAAGCTGGCCCAGCGCGGCGGCGGAACCGAAGCGGATCAGGAGATCAGGCTGATGGCCTCCCTGTGCGAGCCTCCCATGACGCCGGAGGATATGGAGGAAATGGGGCTTGCGGACTTCCGCAAGCTCCAGGGCGCGTTTCAGAGATATCTGGATTCCTCTTCCTGATCTGTGGCAGGCAGCCGCCGCACTGGCGCGGTGGTATCGTTTCCAACCCTCCGAAATAGACGCGCTAACCATTGAAGAGCTGCGGCTCTGGCTGGCCGAGGCGGCCCGCCAGGCTAAAGCGGAAGCCGAGAAATAACCGGACATCACATGGCATCTTCCCTCACTCTTGGTCTTTTGGTCTCAGCAACCACCAGCGCCGCCCAGGGCGCGTTGCAATCCTTGGGGCAGTCCGTCCACCGGCTTTCCGGCCAGGTGGAGGGCGCCTCCAGGGAGCACGCGCGCCTGGGCGGCGAGGTGGCCCGGCTCCGCGCGTTTGGCCGGGTGCCTGAAGACCTGGCCAAGAGATATGACCGGCTGGGCAAAAGCATTGAATCCGCAAAGCTCAATCTGGAGGGGCTGGCCCGCGCCCAGGAAAAGGCCTCGTCGCACCGTGCGGCCATGGGCGAGATGTGGGGGCAGGCGCTTGGTGTCGTCGGCGTTGCCTTCGGCGCATCAAGCCTCGTGAACGCGCATGGGGAAATACTGAAGGCGCAGGGAGAAATAGCCTCTCTTGGCATAGCCGAAACCGGCATAGAATTGATCACCAAGGCGGGAAGGGAATTCTCGTCGGCCTGGGCAGGGACATCAACCGAAGCATTTATCAGTGCAAGCTATGACATCAAGAGCGGCGTTTCAACGCTCGGAGACATGGCGGTTGGCGAGTTCACCAAAATTGCGGCACTCACCGCTGCGGCAACAAAGAGCAGTACGGCTGAAATGACCACCCTGTTTGCAAAAGGGTATGGCATTTATCGTGGGCAATTTGATGCCTTTGGCAAGACTGTCGTGTCCGGGTGGAAGAGTCTCTCTGCGGAAGAGAGGGACGTTGAGTTTGGCAAGGCATTCTCTGCGGGCATCTCGGCATCCGTGCAGGCATTCCGCACAGACGGCTCTCAAATGAGCCAGGCGCTTTCTTCTCTGGGCGCATCAGCCACGGCGGCGGGTGTCGCCATGTCTGAGCAGTTCGCCGTGCTCGGGGCGCTTCAGCGCACCATGAGCGGCAGCGAGGCGGCTACAAAATATCAGGCATTTCTGGCTGCGGCATCAACGGCAGGCGGCAAGATGGGGCTGGATTTTATCGACCAACACACCGGCATGCTGAAGTCGCTCCCGGATATTCTTGATACAATCAATGATCACTATGGAGGGGTAATAGATCAGGCGGCCAAGGATGAAATGCGCAAGGCTTTCGGCACAAAAGAAGCCCAAGACCTGATAGACGTCCTGCTGGGCCAGAAAGAAGCGTTGCGTCAAGGGGCTAGCGAAATAGATCGCGCAATGCAGGGCGGCCTCGATACCACGGAAGACATGGCCCGCGCCCTGCAGCGCGGTCGCGGTTTTGAGTTGCTCGGGCAGCAAATAAGGAATCTCTCAGCATCCATCGGCAAGGCGCTGTACCCCACGGCTGAGGCTATTGCGGAGGTGGTGGGAAGGCTGGCGCGCGGTTTAACATCGCTCTCCGAAAGGTTCCCTGGGGTCATTGGTTTTGTGGGTAAGGCCGCTGCCGCACTCCTGGCGTTCAAGGCTGCTAGCCTTGCGGCCAGGGCTGGTTATCACCTGCTTGGCGGCAGCCTCTGGTCCAGCATAGCCCGCTGGCGGTCCATCAAGGCGTCTGTTCAGGCTGCAAGTCTGGCTATGCAGGGCGGCATGGGCACGCCGACCAGTGCTTTAGCGGGAGGGACCGGAGCTGTTGCAAATCTTGCTCGGACTCTCCGCGAAATTGCGAATTCTGGAGCCCCCCTAAAGGCTCTGAGGTTTCAGGTGAGCCTGTTGGCGTCCTCGGCGCTTACGTCTGGGAAGGCTATGGGAGGGGCTCTTGTTTCAGGCATTCGCCTGACGGGCCAGGCCGTTCTCTGGCTTGGCCGCGCCATGCTGCTCAGCCCCATAGGCTGGATCGGCATCGCCATTGCCGGGGCCGCGCTCCTGATCTGGAAGTTCTGGAAACCCATCAGGGGGTTCTTTGTTGGCATGTTCCAGGGCTTGTCCTCGGCGCTCAAGCCTGTCGGCGACGCCATGCGCACGGCTTTTGCTCCGGTCGCGTGGGTCGTGAAGCCGGTCGCGGATGCGCTCGGCCAGGTCTGGTCTTGGGTGAAGGCTCTGCTGCAGCCTGTCGAAGACACTGGCGGGGCCGCGCAGTCGCTGGGCCAAAAGTTCGGATCGGCCATCGGCACTATTATCCGGCTTGTTATCGGGCTCCCTCTTCGCCTGGCCATGCTGCCCCTGGAGTTTATCAAGCTCGGCGCGCAGATCATCGGCGGCCTGCTCGGCGGCCTCAAGCAAGGGTGGGAGAGCCTGAAATCAGGACTTTCCGAGCTTGCAGGAAACATTGTCGGCTCGTTCAAGAGCCTGCTTGGCATCCGGTCTCCCTCGCGCGTGTTCGCCGGTCTGGGTGGAATGCTCGGGGCCGGTCTTGCCGTGGGCATGAAGGGAAGTGCCGGAGAGGTGGCCCGCGCGGCTGGCGAAATGTCGAAGGCTGCTACGCCGAACCTTCCCACGGTTCCGCTCCAGGCTCTTGCCGGTCGAAGCTCCGGAGGTGGAGCTGACGCTGCTGCCGGAGCTGGCCGAGGAGGCATGAACGTCACCTTCGCCCCTGTTATTCATGTTGGGCAGGGCGGTGGAGGTGTGCGCGAACAGGTGAAGGAGGCCATGAGCCTCAGCTTCGCCGAGTTTGAGCGGTTGATGTCCCGATACGAGAGGGATCACGCAAGGAGGTCTCCCGCATGAGTCTGTACGCCACCCTCGGGGAAACGGAATTGGAAGTCGTATCGTGGATGGACGGGCTTGATATCCGCTATGGGTCCAGCTTTTCCGAGCATGCGCTTATCGGCAGAAAGCCAGCCATGCAACATACCGGGTGGAGTCCGGACGAGCTGTCTTTCAGCGTCACGCTGCACTCGTCATGGTGCAACCCTGCGGACGAGGTTCGGGGCCTGAAGGACCACATGGACGCCGCCACGCCTTTGGACTTCGTTCTCGGTAACGGCGAATATCGCGGCGTCTTTGTCATCGTCGACCTGTCCGTGACCTATCGCCAGACGAACGGCACCGGGACAGTGATCTCGCTGGAGGCGTCGCTGCGCCTTCGGGAGTACGTCGGCGATCCGGCCAAGCCGAATCCCCCCGGAGTCTTTTCTCGTGGCATGTACGTTCCGCCAGTCACCGCGAGCACGGACGTTCTGTCTACGGTGTCGGGGCAGGATGCGGCTCCCGCTCCGGAGGCGGCAAAGGCTGTCAGCCAGGCGGTTTCCTCGGCCTCCGAAGTTTCCCAGGCCGCAGGGCGCACCGCGAGCATGGCCGCCACGCTTCTTTCCGAGGGAGAGTCGGCGCTGCAAGCAGCCAGAGAGCTTTCCGACGATCTCCGGGCCATTGCGTCCAGACTGCCTATTGCGGCTTTTTCCGCGATCTCTTCTCTTCCCGGAGCCTCAGACGTGATGGCGGCCTACAACTCCGCCAAAAGAGACCTGGGCTTTGCTTCGGACGCCATGCGCACCGTCGAGGGCGGCGTGAGCGCAGCGCGATCCGCGCGCAAAGCCGCCGAGTCTCTGGCGAGAGTGCGACCGGCCCTGTCCGGCATCGCGGCAAAGGTCGCCATAAGGGGCATACAGCTATGATTTTTCTGCAACACATCACGACAGACGGGGAACGCTGGGACATGATCTCCTGGCGGTATTACCGCGACGTGGCGCACATCGGCATGCTGATCGAACAGAATCCGCATGCGCCGGTATCGGACGCCTTGCCGTCCGGCATCAAGCTGCGCATCCCCGTCATTGAGTCCTCGGCCGACACGGAAGGGTTGCCTCCATGGAAAAAATGACCGTTCTCCAGCCATCTTTCCGCATCGTCTATTCCGGCCGCGACGTGACTGCGGACCTTTCCGCCTATGTGACCGAGGTGCGCTACACCGACCGGCTGACCGGGCAGTCCGACGAGCTGGACGTCACTCTTGGCGACGACGATGGGCGCTGGCTTGGTGCGTGGTATCCCGACAAGGGTGCCGAGATGAGCCTTGAATACGGCTATGCGCACCAGCGGCTGGTTTCCGCTGGAGGTTTCGATGTCGACGAGGTCGAGATATCCGGCCCGCCGTCCGTGGTCCGGATCAGGGCTTTGTCCACAGGCATCACCAGGCAGGTGCGGACCCGCCGAGGCAAGGCGTATGAGAATACGACTTTGAAGGCCATTGTCGCACAGGCGGCCAAGCGCATCGGAGCCAAGGTCAGCGGAGAGATTGACGAGATCGCCATCGACCGGGTCACGCAATATCAGGAAACGGATTGGGCTTTTGTGGTGCGACTTTGCCGGGAGTATGGCTATACGGCCAAGCTCTGCGACAACAACCGCACCCTCGTGGTTGCTCGCGCTGGCAGCCTGGCCGAGCAGTCTCCGGTCAGAACTCTATATTCTTCCGACCTCACGTCCTGGCGCTACGCCGACAAGGTGACCGATGTGCCGTCGAAGACGTCCGTCCGCTACCACAACCCGGATACGAAGGAAGTGGTCGAACAGCAGGCGCAGGCCGGAGACGTTGCGTCCCAGGATACGGTAACGGCCCAGGATGAGAACAAGCAGCACGTCCGGGCGCGTAGCGCGGCACAGGCGAAGGCCATTGCCGAAGCCGAGCAGCAGCGCAGGGAGCAGGACAAAGTGGCCCTCAATGGGACGCTTCCTGGCGATCCTAAGATCGTGGCCGGTGCTATCATTGATATCCATGGCCTTCGACGGCTGAACGGGCTGTATCTCGTCACTCAGGCTACCCACTCCATAGGGCGCTCCAGCGGATATGTGACCGAGTTCGAGGCCAAGCGCGTGAAGGAGGGAGGCGATGAATAGCACCTTCGGAGAAGCGGCGGCCACCCTCCAGTTCGGCATTGTTGTCGAGATCGCCGAGGCGACATGCAGGGCCAAGGTGCGTCTGCCCGCGCTGGATAACCTGGTCACACACTGGCTCCCGGTGTTGGTTCCCAAGACCTGCAGGGACAAGCATTATTTCATGCCCGACGTGGGCGAGCACGTGGCGCTGATGCTGGATTCTCGGGGTGAAGATGGCTGCATTCTCGGCGCATTGTATTCCAGCGCGGACGTGCCGCCGTGCTCCGGAGTGGAAAAGCATCACATCGCATTTGACGATGGAACCACCGTCGAGTATGACAGGGATAGTCATGTCCTTTCCGTCAATGCGGTCGGCCCGATAACGATAGAGGTTGACGGACCAGTCCTGATCCGCACCCCGAAGGCCACCATAGACGCCCCAGAGACACGGGTCACCGGCCACTTGACTGTCGAAAAGGGTATGACTGTAACCGGAGGCGGAGGTGCCGCCGCTTCCATTGCCGGCGACATTGAAGTGCAAGGCGATATCCACGTCGATGGCTCTGTCGACGCATCCGGCACCATCCTCGACGCCTCCGGCAACTCGAATCATCATAGCCACTGACCTTAGTCAGCACACCTTTTGCCCCTGACTCGCATAGAGTCGGGGGCATGTTACCTAACTCCGCACACTGGCAGCCCGCATTGGGCCGGAACGGCTTTGTCGAAGGCATAGAAGACATTCGCCAATCCATCCGCATCATCCTGGAAACCCCCCAGGGGAGCGATCCGCTGCGTCCGGAGTTCGGCTCCAATATCTATCAATACATTGACCGGCCCATCGACCGCGCCCGCCCCCACCTGGTGCGCGAGGCTGTCCGCGCTATCCGGCGCTGGGAGCCTCGCGTCACCGTGGTGCGAGTCCAGGTGGAACAAGGGGACGGCCCCGCGCATGTTCTGATCAGGATCGAGTTCCGGCTCGCCGATGGCGCTTTGGCTTCTGCGGAGGTGCGCGCATGACCCTTCCTAAGGTTGTCCACGAGGATTCCCAGCTTGTTACATCCGAGCTGATAGCCACCTATGAGGCCATGACGGGAAAGACGCTGTATCCCGCCCAGGTCGAGCGGCTGCTGATAGACTTGATCGCCTACAGGGAAACCCTGATGCGGGCGTCCATCAATGACGCGGCGAGGCAGAACCTGGTGCGCTTTTCCAGGGCTCCCATGCTGGACTATCTCGGAGACCTGGTCGGCGTGACCAGGCTGCAGCCTCAGGCCGCCCGGACAACGCTGCGCTTCTATTCGGAAGCTCCGGTATCTTCCGGCGTGGTCATCCCCAGAGGCTTCCGCGTGAAGTCCGGTACCGGAGCCGTATTTGCCACGCAAAGCGACGCCTTGATTCCTTCCGGCCAGAGTTCCGTGGAAGTGCTCGCACTGTGCGACGAGCCCGGAGCGGTCGCAAACGGCTTTTTGCCGGGAGACATCAAGCAGTCGTTTGATCTGCTGCCGGACGGCATACAGGTCGTGAACGTGACCTTCTCAAGCGGCGGTGCCGACATGGAAGGCGACGACCGGCTTCGCGAGAGGATCATTCTCGCGCCTGAACACTTTTCTGTTGCTGGCCCCACGCTGTCGTATCGCTATCACGCCATGAGCGCGAACCAGAGCGTGGTGGACGTCGCAGTGCTGTCTCCCGATCCCGGCCAGGTGGTTCTGTATCCGCTGGTCCAGGGTGGTCTGCCGTCCGAGGACGTGCTGGCACAGGTTGCCGAGGCTGCAAGCGCGGACGATGTGCGTCCGCTGTGCGACACAGTTACCGCAGCCTCGCCCGTCCTGTACGAGTACACCATCTCTGCGGAGATAACCCTCTACCATTCCGCCGATGCCGCAGACACGCTTGCGCGCGCCACAGCCGCAGCGCGGGCATGGGCGGACAAGGCAGCTGCGACCCTTGGGAGCGACATCGTCCGCAGCCAGATCATGGCGGCTCTTTCCGTTTCCGGCGTGTATCGCGTTCACCTTGCTTTGCCCCTTGAAGACGTTGATGTGCCTGAAAACGGCTGGGCCAGCTGCACCGGCGTGTCCGTCTCTGTGGCCGGAGGCGTGAATGGCTGATTCCGTCGTCCCTGGAGTGCTGGCCACGGATGAGCGCCTTGCGCCCATGGCCGAGCTGACGCAGCGTCTTTCGCTGTTGCCGGTCGACGGACTGCTTGTGGACCTGGTCGACCTGGTGTCCGCGCCGTTCCTTCCGCATCTGGCCGAGCAGTTTCACGTTCTGGGTCTGGAGGGCTGGTCCTCCGGCCTCGCCGAAGCGGATCAGCGCGAGCTGGTGCGCAACGCGATCCGGCTGCACCGGAAGAAGGGAACGCCCTGGGCGATCCGCACGGCCTTGGCGAGTATCGGCTATCCCGGCTCGGAACTCATTGAATACAAGACCTACCGCGAGGAATGGGAAGCCGCCGGAGGACGCACTCTCGACGGCTCGTGGATTGCTGACGGCTCCGTTGTGCTCTCGCCTCCTGTTGGTACGGTCCGCAGGCTGGCCATGCGCAGCTGGGCCGAGTACGCGATCCGCCTGAACCTCGCGGAAGGGACGTGGACCAGGGCGCAGCAACGGCTCGTCAAGGACATGGCTGCGCAATATGCGCCTGTCCGTTGCCATCTGCGGGCCTTGGTCACCGCTGTCGGATCGACCTTTGATTCTTCCATCACAATGCTTGCCCCGTCGCAGCGGCTGGCCATTCGCATGGTCCAGTGCCGCCGCTTCACCGTTCACAACTGGCAAACCCTCGACGGCTGCTGGGATGTGGGCGGCAACTATTCCGAACGCCTTCTGGATGGCAGCTGGGGACTCCTCGGCACCGTCCGATTGACGGGGCTCCAACCTGCTGGCGCTCCCTTGCGCAGTGGATTCGGCGAATTTCGAATGCGCGGCCGCACGAGCCTGCCTGTGCCAGCGGCGGGCGGCGACCGCGCGCTTCCTGCCCGGCAGCTTTGGCAGCCGATGCCTTTGGACGGCCGACACAAGCTCGGCGGGCATAAGCTGGACGGGTTGTGGAAGGTGGATGGCTCGTGGAGCCTCGCCTATCCGACCCTGCTGACGATTGGGCAGCCGCGACTTGACGGGACGTGGCGCTTGGGCGTGGAGCCCGGTCTTCCGGGTGTGTGGTTTACTGCCGTCGCGACCGTCAGGCGTGGTGGCGCAACATATAGAGAGGTGCTCTGATGCCGACCGCAATTGCCGCAACGGCGGCGTATCGCAACAAGGTGGCCACCGCCGCCGCAACCGGGGACGCCTTGCCAAAGGCCGCATGGCTGGCCTTCGGTTCCGGCGACGCCCCATATAGCCCGGACGTCGACACGGCTCTACAGGCCGAGTTTCTCCGGGTGCCCACCGCCAACGAGGTGAGCGGCCCCAGCTTGACGGTCAGGGGTGTCCTGTCCGGCCAGGCGGCCGGGGAGAACATCGTGCGCGAGGTGGCTGTGATCGCGGCGGACGGAACTCTGATGGGGCGGCGCGTTGTCGCCCCCAAGGAGCTTGAGCCGGAAACCGAGATCGAGTTTGAAATTGTCTTTGAATACTAAAGGAGGACATGATGGCTACTGAAAATCCCACGTTGACTCCGGGGTCGCCCCCCGAGTTCAGCGAATCCCTGCCTGCTCTCACCGTGGAGAGCGTGGCGCACCCGGACACCTGGAATCCGATCCACCAGCGGCTGCTCGACAACACCGTTGTCCTGCGCGAATCGGTTGAACTGACCGACGAGAACTTGGCCGCTCTGGGCTCGCGCGTGGATGGTCTGGAAGAAACCAGCTCCGTCAGCGTGCAGCGCGCCGTCACCCTGGACTGGCTCTACCGCGACAACCGTATCGCCTTTGAGCTGTGGGCTCCCGGCTTCACCCTGATTGACGCCGTGGATACCGCCATAGTGCAGGGTATTTCCGGCGACGACAGCGTGGACGTTGCCAGCACGGCCCAGCTTCGGCCTGGAGAGTATTACGTCCTCGCCGACGAGGAGGGCTCGCTGCTGATCAAATGCACGGCCGTGCTCTCCGAGAACCGCATCCGCATTGAAACCAACCTTCCGCGCACTCTGGGAGCCGGTGTCCTGACCCGCTGCTCCATGGAAGAGGTCGGGGCCGCGTACGCCACGTGCGAGGTCGGTGACATCTGGCTGTCCAAGCCGATCAACATCGGAAACGACGCCGAGGGCGGTGCCGTCGTGATCCGGCGCTCCCTGAACTCCGGCGAGGCCAGGCTCTACTTCCGCGACGCATCCAATCCGGCGTGGACCGAGCGCGTCTGGTCTGTCCGCAGACAGGGCGGGGATATCCCCGCAGGCTTTGCGGATTATGAGTACATTCTGCCCATGCGTGGTGACGGCAGCCTGATGATCGTCACCGAGGGTGAAGCGATGCAGATTCGCCATATCGTGGCCCTGTCTGCGGCTACCGGCCTCGGCGGCTACGTCAACCCGGCCATGCGCCCGAACGCGCCCGCCATCAGTTCTCCGGCCGACGGCGCTGTCGACATCTTCGAGCGGCCTACGCTGGCCATCGCCGGGTATTCGAGTCCTGGCGGAACACCCCAGGCTGGCATTCAGTTCCAGGTCGCCGTTGCCGGGGCGCAGTTCGCCACCGTGCTGCACGACTCTGGAGAACAGCCTGCGGGCTTGTCGTATCAGATGCCCGCCGACGTGCTTGAAGTATCCTCCAGCTATGAGCTGCGGGCGAGGGTGAAAGACCTGTCCGGCCTGTGGTCCGACTGGTCCGCCGTTTCGGGCTTCGCCACCGCCGCCAGTTTCGCCTATGTGGCCACGCCGACGCTGGTCTCTCCCGCGAACAACGCCACGGACGTTGGCGAGACCCCCTTGCTGCAGACCGGCGCTTTCGCGGTCATCGACGGCAGTGACACCCATGCGGCCAGCCGCTGGAGAGTCCGCGCTTCGGGCGGAACCTGGGCGGAACCGTTGTGGGATTCCGGCGAGGATGCCGTGAACCTGCTTTCTCTGACGCTGCCTGCGGGCATTCTGGAAGCCGGGTTGCGGGTCTACTACCTGCAGGTGCAGCACAAGGGCGAAACGCGCGGGTGGTCCGAGTGGTCGGGCGAGGTCAAGATCACGACCAAGCAGGCGTTTGCATACGTCTCCGGCGTTGCGCTGATTACCCCTGGCGGCGATGGCGGCACGTGGGCCTATGTGGACGAGGACGGCAACACCGTCCCCGATCCCGGCGCTGCCCATTTCAGCACTCATCCCGTCTGGGGCGGCATGCAGGACGTGGTTGTCGACGGCCAGTACATGGTCAAGATTCCCAAGTTTTACATCCGCCGCGCGACGATCGGCTCCGGAGCGAACACTGGGAAGGAAGCCTGGTGGATCAGCGACCAGCCCGTTGACGGATATGTCGTGCATCCGGCGTTCAAGGTCGGCGGCAGCGAAGTCGATCAGATTTACGTCGGCAAGTATCAGGCCAGCATGGATGGTTCCAAGCTCGGCTCTAAGCCCGGCGTGTTGCCCGCTGTCAGCCGGACGCTGACGCAGTTTCTGGCTGATGCCGCTGCCCGCAACGTCTCCGGCGTGTCCGGGTTCGGCCTCTGGAGCGTCTATCACTGGTCTGCGATTCAGTGGCTTTACCTGGTGGAGAACGCCACCATGGACAGCCAGTCCGAGACCGGGCAGGGGCGCGTCAGCGCGTCGAGCGCGGCCAATGTCGATGCCTCGGATGTGGCGCAGGCCACTTATCGCGGAATCGTCGGCCTCTGGGGCAACGTCTGGCAGTGGATGGACGGCCTGAAAACGATCTCCGGCGTGATCAACCTCTGGGACCGTGAAGGCAATCAGGCCTGGGTGAATACCGGCCAGACTCCGCCGAACATGAACAGCTGGACGTATCCGGTGACGTTCATGGACGCCAACGGAAGCGGATACGACATGGACGATGTTTTCCTGTCGAAAACCGGCCCCACGAGCAACTCTGGAGCAACCGCTCCCGACGGCCAGTATTGGAACAATTCCGCCGAGTACTTCCCGATCGTGGGCGGCTACTGGAGCTACGGCGCGCATGCGGGGTTGTGGAACGTCGCCTGCGGCGACGCGGCGTCGTACTCGAACACGCACATCGGTGCGCGCCTGGCGAAGGTGTAATGTGTCTGGCAATGTGAGTCATGCAAGGGCGGGCGATAGCCCGCCCTCTTCCGGGTACGCACAGCCGAGCCCGTACGCGACCCTCCTCGCGAAAATCGAAGAGGTGGAAGCCTACACGCACACCGTGCTGCAGCAGTATCCGAAAATCGAGCGGTACGCCCTGTGCGCCGACATACGGGCGGCGCTGGCGAACATTCAGCGCCTCTCCATCGTCGCATGGAAGCGGTACCACAAGAAAACAACGCTGCAAGACCTCGACGTGGAGATCGAGGTTCTGAGGATGTGGATTCGCAAATCGTTGCGCCTGCAATATATCACGCCGCGCCGCTATGAAATATGGGTGCGGCACGTAAACGAGATCGGCCGCATGGTCGGCGGATGGCTCAAGGCGGCAAGATGAATATTCAGGGCGGATGCCTGTCAACGCGAGTACTTCCCGATCGTGGGCGGCAACTGGAGCAACGGCGCGAATGCGGGGCTGTGGAACGTCAACTGCAACAACGCGGCGTCGAACTCGAACACGAACATCGGTGCGCGCCTGGCGAACGGCAACGGCCAGAAGCCCGTCGCTTACGGGCGGCGGGACAGTGCCTGTCCTTCGGGGCGTCCGTCCTGACCTATCCGGTCAAAGATCAACAAACAGCAGCGGCAAGTAGCCGTGCGCGAAAGTGGCTGCTGGTAATCATACAAATGCCAATCACACACAGCGACCTATTCGCCAGAATCATCGACTTCGACAACCTGTGGAGCGCGTATCTGGCCGCGCGAAAAGGCAAGCGGTACCGCCGCGAAGTGGCGGAGTTCAGTGTCAATCTGGAAGAGAACCTTATCAATATACATAACCATCTCGTATGGGGAAGCTGGGAGCCTGGAAAGCCCCGCAGCTTCACGGTTTTTGAACCCAAGCGCCGGGATATTCAGGCTCCGCCATTTGCGGACAGGATTGTCCACCATGCCCTGGTTCGGGTGGTAGAGCCGCTGTTCGAGCGGCGGTTCATCCATCACAGCTATGCCTGCAGGACGGGTAAGGGCGCGCAGCGAGCCGTGTGGGCGTTGCAGCGCATGCTGCGCACGGCGCATAGGAACTGGCAGGCTCCGTATGTCGTAAAGGCCGACATCAAGAGCTATTTCGCCAGCATTCGACATGATGTGCTGTTTACGGCCATTGAGCGGGTCGTCTCCTGCAGGGACACCCTTGACCTCTGGAAAAGGATCACCGCCGGGTATGGCCATGATGGCGTCGGCCTTCCGGTCGGCGCTTTGACGAGTCAGCTCGCCGCCAATGTCATGCTGGACCAGCTGGATCACACCATGACGGATGGCGCGGGCATCGGGCGGTATGTTCGGTATATGGACGACTTCATAATCGTTGCCCCCGACAAGACTGCTGCATGGCGCGCCTTGAACGTCGCAGCGGATACGGTCGCAGGGCTCGGGCTGTCCTTGAACCCCAAAACCAAGATTGTCCCTGCCAAGGGCGGCGTCGACTTCTGCGGCTATCGCACGTGGGCGACGCACATCCTTCCCCGCAAGAGGAATATGCGCAAGGCGCGCCGGATGTTCCGGAAGATGGTCAGGCAATACGCCGCTGGCCGGATATCTCTCCAGCATGTCCAGCAGCGAGTGGCCAGTTTTCTGGCGTACACCAAGCATTGCTCGGCAGATCGCAGCGTGCGGTCTATTCTGGGCGATGCCGTATTTATCAAAGGAGAATGACGATGTTGATTGAAAACAATGTGCTGACCGTGGACGGCCACACCGAAGAATTGCCGCGCCTGGCCACCCCCGGCGTGGTCCGTGTCTGGAAGGTTCCCACGGAATACCGGGAGAGCGGGTATTTCGTGTCCGTACAGGCTGCCGGAAAGCCGATGGAGCTGCCCGCCTGCGCGGCAAGCGAAATGCAGTTTGTCGGCGAGGCGGAACTGGCTCCGGCCGACGACGCGGCTCTGTCTCAGGTGAAAAAGGAGAAGCTCGCGCAGGTGCTTGTCGCCAGCGACGCCGCCATGGCCGCGCTTTCCTCGCGCTATTCGGAGCATGAGAAGCTGAGCTGGCCGAAGCAGGAGCAGGAGGCCAAGGCCCTGCAGGCCGACCCCGAAGCCCCCGCGCCTCTGCTGCGAGGCGTTGCCGCCACGCGCGGGATTGCTCTCGAAGCGCTCCAGGCCAAGGTTCTGGCAAACGTGGGAGCTTCCGAGGCTGCTACGGCCTTCATCCTTGGCACCCAGCAGAAGTATGAAGACGAGATCGCCGCTGCGGCCACCATTGAAGAAGTGCAGCAGGTTGTCCCGATCTTCGAGATGCCGGAGTAA